AAGCGCCAGGTTCAGGTTTCTGGTGCCTCAATTTTTGAATCCTTTTCCGTCTTAATTTTTTCTACAATCTTCATTAAACAAACTGCCCACCGTTTGGCGTCCTCCGGTTTCATTTTCGGAAAACACAGATGTGATACATATGTGTTTCTTAAAAACTCCTTTTCTTCTTCTGTTAAAAGACTATCCCACCGCTCGTTCACATCGCTCACCTCTTGCAGTCCGTTTTTTGAAACAGTTCATCTTACGTCGGGCTCTCAGGCAGTCTATTTTAATACAGATTGTACAATTTTGAAAGAATTCATTTTTAATAAAGCAGGAAAATATTGGGCCGTGTCGAAGTAGGCAAAAAGAATACAGGAGGTGGATTAAATGGAAATAATTATTATTTTGCTGATGCTAGCAATTATAATTGGAATACCATATTTAATAATTAAACGCAAAAAAGAGATTAAGACCAGGGGCATTTTAAAAGAATTAATCTGTTCCCACTATGAAGGGATCCCCTTTATGAATCAAGGGGCGCTGGTGAATATTTACCTTTACCCCGACAAAATAACAGTCGGTGACAAGCACATTATACCGTTTAAGGACATTAAAAATCTTAGCGTCTGCACTGAAAAAGAGGTCCAGGAAAAGAGCCGCAGCGTCATAGGAAGAGGTGTGGTTGGCGGAGTTCTGCTTGGCCCGGTCGGTGCAATAGTGGGTGGGCTGTCAGGGGTTAAGAATAAGCAAACCACGAAGGAGACATGTTACCTGGTCATTGATTACCAAGGATCTGATGGACCGGCATCGGCGAAGTTTACAACCGGGAATTATATGGCAGCCAGTTCCTTTTCTGATAAAGCCACAAAACTAATACAAGGTTAAAACGACAAAAGCCCCCACCAAAAGGTGGGGGCTTTGTTTTGTAAAAAAACTAAACTTTTTTTGATTTATGCATTGCATTATTATTTGTTTTATGTTATACTTTAATCAAGATAAAGAAACGGGAGGTAATGAAAAATGACAACTTACAAATGGACCACTGAAAAAGGCGCAAACGTAGAGGTAACCATAAGCGAGGTTAAAGAGGTTATCAACGCTGACGGACATAAAATCGAGACAAACAAAATCTACAAGCAAATCGATAAGTTCGTAGTCAACGGTACAGAGTATAAAGCCAGCTTTGGCTGGGCAAAAGGCAAAACAGCAATTGAATTTAAAATAGGCAGCCAAGAGGCAGCCGCAATAATCCCGGAAAACATCTACAAAGAAATGTTTGCAAAAGAAATTGCCGCTCAGGCCGCCAGCATTAAAGCTGAAAAAGAATACCAAAAACACTACAACAGAGTCAGGAAGGCCATGGAAGAAAAAGATTAAACAGCCTGGCCGGTGGGCTTAATCACCGGCACAATACCCGGCCCCCAGGGTGAAGGGGAAGGAGGTTGAAAATGAAAAAGCAATATAAAGCCACTTGGCATAATACAGACGGAAATAGACACGAATTATGGCCTATATACGCAAAAACTGTAAATGAAGCTAAAATAGAAGCAGAAAGCTTTATGAAATATCGGTGGGGAAAATTTGCTGATATACGCTCTCTAAAAATACAGCAAACTTAATTAACCTTCTAGCAGAGTGACGCCGGGCCACCGGCGGTAATGCGCCCCGGTAAAGCCGGGCCTGGTCACAAGTCCAGGAGCAAAAAAGGAGTGTTGTATAATGAGTGACTTTAAACAATTTTTTAACGATGAGGTAAATGCCCAATGGGAGCGCGAAAACAACGACAATGAAACTAGGGAGACAACGGTTGATATCGATGGCAATACATATATAGTCAAGCGCGCAACCGTTGTGGTACAGGTCGGCCCCTATGGATGCCGGGAATCCCGTGTTGTTACGGTAACACAAAAATGTGACGGCTACGATGTTGTGATTATGCCCGGTGATCCAATGTTTCATGCGGCGAAAATTGCTACTGCAGATATGTTATACGGTGCCAAAGAGTAGTTTTTTCCCGGCCCTATGCCGGGCAGGGTACCCTATAGATTAAGGGGAAGGAGATTGAAAATGGAAGCAAATAAAACTTTATCCTGGACAACAAAAATCAGTAAACAAATCGAGGTTACTATCACCCGCACCCGTGAGGTACAGACCAAAACTGCTTATGTAGTCCCCCCACTCGTAGGAGTCAAGGAGGTTGGCCACATCCTTGGGTGGGGACCGCTTTTGCGTGGCTCTCAAAAAACTGGGGGAGCGGATGGTTATAATGTTACCCTTGGCAAAGAGACTGTAGACAGCCTATATATGTTTGCTGCTATTAACGCCCAAGCATTTGCCAGGGCGTCTGCAACTGCAGTAGCTAATAAAGCTATAGCCGCCCAATATGCAAGCATGATCAAAAACGGGTTATGCCCCGAGTTATGGCCGGGACTGCCAAAACAATCCTACATGGGGCGGTAAACGCCCTGGTGCCGGCCGTAAACCGAGCGGTAGTTGCGGCTGCTAAGACCAGGGGCTACGGCCCCGCTTGTACTGGGGTTGATAAAATGAAGGCTTTTCTTGAAATCGAACTAAAAGGAGACGATATGCGCCAAATGATGAAACTCTGGACCGGTGTCACAAATATGATATTTCCTGGCCTTGGTGATTTGACTTTTGGAGGTTATCCTTCGTCTGGATGGGTAGCTGAGATAACCGGTTTTGATAAAAAATTTAAATATCAACGTAATTTTCTTAGGTATAAAAAAGACTATTCAAGGGCTAATAGTAAAGGCTCCAGGTATGTTTATGCAGAGTATATCCTGGAGAGCGGTAAGCTATATGATGTTAAAGACAATAAAGAACGGTATTTTTGCACAGTCAATGATGAGGGAGATATAATTACTTTGACAGAACAGGAGGTGGTTGAGTGGCTAAACAATATCTCGGAATTGACGTACTCACAGCCGCAAAACAACGGATAGCCCAAGCATTTAATGATTTCCCCCGAATCTATGTTAGCTTTTCGGGAGGCAAGGATAGCTCAGTCATGTTGCACTTAGTTATGGATGAGGCTATCCGGAGAGGACGCAAAGTCGGGGTTTTGTTTGTAGACCTGGAAGCCCAATACAAACTTACCATTGACCACATTGAGTATATGTATAATTTATATGCCGACCACATAGAGCCTTACTGGATTGCTCTACCAATATCTTTACGTAACGCTGTCAGCCAGTATCAGCCTAAATGGACATGCTGGGGTGATGGGGTTGACTTGGTTAGGCAGCCGCCAGGACTCTCAATAACTGACAGGTATTGTTTCCCGTTTTATCATTACGGTATGGAGTTTGAAGAGTTTGTCCCGGAGTTCGGCAAATGGTATAGCCAAGGTAAACTGACAGCTTGTTTTGTCGGCATTAGAGCGGATGAGTCATTAAATAGATATAGAACCATAGTCAGGAGTAAATCTAAATTTGAGGGTAAAGGTTACACTACTTGGTTGAGTCAAGGGTTATACAATGTTTATCCGATCTACGATTGGAAGACATCAGATATTTGGGCATATAACAGTAAATTTAATAAGCCCTATAACAAGCTTTACGACCTTATGCACCAGGCCGGACTGACCATCCATCAGATGCGGATATGCCAGCCTTACGGTGACGATCAGCGCAAAGGTCTTTGGCTATTTCATATTATTGAGCCGGAAACCTGGGGTAAAATTGTATTCCGGGTCAACGGGGCAAACCAGGGTGCCTTGTACGCTCAGGAAACTGGTAACATACTTGGCAGGATAAAAATTAATAAACCGGATGGGCATACATGGGAATCATATGCTAATCTTTTACTGACCAGTATGCCCGAAAAAACCAGGGAACATTTTGAAAACAAGATTGCCGTTTTTTTAAAATGGTATCAAGACAGAGGATACCCGTACGGTATACCTGACGAAGCAGATTTAAAAGATGAAGCAGATAAAAAAGTCCCATCGTGGCGCCGGATATGCAAGGCGTTATTGCGAAACGATTACTGGTGCAAAGGCTTGTCGTTTACTCAAACAAAATCAGAAGCTTATGAAAAGTATACCAAGATAATGAAAAGGAGGCGGCAGCAATGGGGATTGAACAGATTCTTTTAGACATTGACAACTTGCCATTAAAAGAAAAGATTGAGGCAATCAACGAGATTAAACGTCAACTACATGAAATTAGCCCTTTTAAAAACGAACCGGCTGACTGCGTTATATGGGTTCTGGCTGACCAGGTTGAGGCAAACGACTATAACCCAAATGCTGTAGCGCCTCCGGAGATGAAATTATTAGAATTAAGCATTGCCCAAGATGGGTATACTCAACCGATTGTTGTCTATGGGACCAACGATTATTATGAGGTTGTGGACGGCTTCCATAGGAATAGAGTCGCCAAAGAATGCGGGGAAGTAAAAAACCGTTTGCACGGGTATCTGCCCATAACGATAATCAACCCTCACCGTGAAGATAAGTCAGACAGGATAGCGGCAACAATAAGACATAACCGGGCGAGAGGTAAACACCAGGTAACGGCTATGTCAGATATCGTCTTAGAGTTATCTCGGCGCAACTGGAGCGAAAAAAAGATTGCCAAAGAACTAGGAATGGAGCCTGATGAGGTGTTAAGACTTAAACAGATAACCGGCCTGGCGGAATTATTTGCAGACCACGATTTTTCAGAAGCATGGGAGGGTGGCGATAATGCCTAAGACAATTAAAATTAAACCTGTTGGTCATGGAGGCAAGCGTCCTGGAGCCGGCCGACCGGCTACCGGAGCCAAACCGAACCGAACGTTTCGCCTTGATGATGAGGAGTACGAAAAAGTTAAAGAGTATATTAAGACGCTGCGTGAGAACAATGAATGATAATAAATATTACCACCAGAGCGACATCGTTTGCCTGCTCCTGATGATTACCATGATAGCCAAAGATGATACCCTTAAAAATAAAGACCTAGCCAAGAAATTTAAACGGTCAGCTCGGACAATACAACGCTGGATGCAGCTATTACGACATGCGGGGATTGAGATAGTATACAGGTACGGTTACAAGGGATATCCCCCGGGCTTCGAAATCCGCCACATCGAGCCGGAGTTGCTTAACATACTGAACTTAGCGTCAACTGCTTTATCAGCCTTTGACCAGCAGGCTGTAAAAGCACGTTTACACGCCAAGACCCGAGGAGTTGATTGGTTTAAACCTAAGTTTAACCAGTTTGATGAGGCCTAAAAGAATCGAGAAAGGAGGATAATAATGGATAACGACCAGGCAAGAGGATATGCGATACTGGCAATGGTAGACGCGGGCCTTAAGGATAAGGATATAGCCAAAGCCGTCAGGTCACTACACTATATGTTTGATGTCGTGACTGAGGAGGAGGCGGAGGATCGAGGCCGCGAAGCATACTACAAAATCACATCCCGGTTATAACCAAAAAGCCCTGGCAGTGTGCCAGGGCTTCGGTATTTCTTGAGAAATATTTACTTAGAAAAGTTTTGTTGCTCCATATTCCAACAGCTCAGCAGGATATTACCCGCTCCTTTGTGAGTATCGCCATCGGCATACATGGTATTAACGCCTTCCTGTAGCTTTTCACTGTCAGTACAGGGGCCCCCGTTCCCCTTGGCCATCGCACACTTCCAACAAGGATTATTAATACTGTAAGTCATGCTTATTTTTTCTCCTTTCCTCCAAAAAAACGGCCTCTCAGATTGCCCTGTAAGCCTCGCAAATAAAGGGGTCAAGGGTTATATATCCTCCGTTTCTCGGGCATTTTTCCCTGTACTGTACAATCCGGCAGCTGACAAGCCCAATCCGGACCCGATTATGATGCACTGAAAAATAGTCCAGCCTGCTTCAGTCAGTCCGTATGCTGAGGCAATCGCTATTCCGGCCACCCATGCGACCAGTCCTCCAAACTTAGCAGACAGACCTATGTTTTTCAAAAGCTGCACAAGAGCGATTATCAGCGGCACTATAACAATACCGTATAATTCCAAATCAAACATCCTCATCCCCTCCTTCCTCTCCGGCGTAACCGGTTTGTATTTCCCTCGTTTCCTCCCTGGGCCAGACCATCACCGACAGCGGCAAAGGTTCCGGCTTTTCGGTGTCACATGGCCCGATACGGCTAGAACTTACGGCTGCCATCAAACCTGACTGCCTTCATAATCTCCTGGATAAGCTGTTCCCGCAGATATTCCCTGCTTGTTCGCTGATAAGCCACCATTTCGGCTCTGGTCGGTGGGTCATCAGGTCTAAAGGTTCCGTTGCTGTAACCGGCAATCAGGCCCAGCCCGGCCTCCTCCAATATCTCATTTTTGGCCCAGTGGCTCCCAAGGTCGGTAAACTTCTCCGGCGGCTTCGGCGGCTGAACGGGCTCAGGTGCTTTTGTGGCCAACAGATCTGTCAGATAGTCACGGACTATACTTTTGCCGTAATCAATCCCCGGCCATGCCCAGCCAGTCCCTGCAGGATTTTCTTTTGCACCCAGATATTCGACATATGGCGCAGCCCCTCTTTTTACTAAGGCAAATCTCGGGTCAACCAGAACGGCCCCTAACGGCAAAGGTTCGGCGCAGGCATAAGCGTAAAGGTGCTGGATATGTGCCTCCACTCCGCTAGTCCGGTCAAAAAAGATGGCTCCATGGACTCCCTGTTTGAAACTGACCTTTGCCGGGTCAGCGTTTCTCAGCGGTTCCTCCCCGGTAGCAGCTGCGCCGGTCGCGCCCAGGCCGCAGAAGTTATTCTGCCAGGGTTTGACAATGCCGTTATACTTAAACGCACCTGTTTCCTTGACCGCCTGAGCCAGGGCAACATCTGGACGGACGCCGTATTTTGCCGCTAAGTCATAATACAGATCAGCCATAAAAGCCCAGTCAGGAGCCTTTTTCTTAAGCCATTCCCGGGCCTGTTCTTTGGTGGCAATGGCATCACCCATTATAAGTGTCAGGTTCTTTTTGGTATCTGCAAAAATTCCGGCGTAGTCAAATATGCCCTGGTTGATAGCATCGGCAACCTGTTTTGGCTGGTTGATTATCCAGTAGGCATCCTCCCGGTTGTCATGGAAACCGGCCTCAATAATAACCCGGGCCCTGGCCTTGACGTCCCGCAACTCTCCATATTGCCCGGCAGCTGCCTTGATGCCCCGGTCTTTACCAGGTGACAGCGGGGCCAGATGCTTATATATGCACTCGGCCAGCTTTTTACTTTCTGCATTTCCATCGTCATACCAAATCTCTGTTCCCTCTCCGCCTCCGGCGTTTGAATGCACTGCTACATGAATGTCTGCCCCAAATGCGTTGCTATCATCAATAACCTGGCGCAGAGTCATTTCCGGCTTATTCCGGCGCAAATCAAAAAAGGCCCCCATCAAGGCCGGTATACCGTAATCAGCAACTATATTCATTCGTTTTTCTTCGGTCCCAAAATCGCCAACCCCGAGGTTGTGTTCCTGGGTGGACGGCGAATAATAAAGTTTGGCCATAAATACACTTCCTTTTTTCTCCCCTCCTGCCGTCAAGGCTCCACAGGCCCGCAAGGTCACGCCCCGCAGTCGCGGTCAGGCGGGATTGGTTTTTAGAACAGCTTACTCAGGATAAATCCTAACAGTAAAAAGCCCCCTTTTTCCAGGAGGTTATACAGGCGGCCTTCAGATTTCTTAGTTATTGACTGCACTTTTCCGTCAAACTTGTCGTCCATTTTTTCTATCAGCGTATCAAACTTGTCACCCAGCTTATCAACCTTTTTGTCAAGGCGCAGAAGTGCCCCGTTTTGAGTCTTCTGCCAGCCCTCCAGATTTATGATGCTCTGGTCATGCCTGCAAACCATTTCTATGACCTCTGCCTGCTCCACCGACATCAGCCTCCTTTTGGTAACCAAAAATCAATTTTTATACAACTTTGCCCTGGATAACCCAGGTATCTCCGACCTTGTTAAGCTGTACGGTGTCATTGGCGGCTGGCGTATAACTGCTCAGATAAGGATATGTTTTAGTGCTGGTTGTGCTTTCGCCATGAAACCTAACCCGTGGCCGCCCGGAAACATAGTCTGACTGTATAATCCCCAGCCGGGGCCTCTCCTGTTTTTGCGCAGCCAATTCTTTTCTTACTTCATCTTTTATAAGTTGAACAAATTCCTCAGAACTCATCATATGCTGATCACCTTCCTGATTCGGTGAACCATGCGGGACCCAGCCTTTAAATCAAACCCCCAGGACACTTCAGAGTATTTGTTGCTAAGCCCCAGGTCGGAATATTCAAGTGTGAAACAATCATAATCTGAATGAAATGGCATGATCCCGGTAGAAAACTCCACCTGCTGATATACCTGGCTGGCTTCAAAAGCAATCCTTTCAACATACGCATCGAGAGTGGCCTGGTCAGCAGCGTCTATGTTTCTCACATCGTCCACAATAGTCCGGCCCCGGGATACCGTGCTGGTTGGGCTGTCAGGGTTGGCGTTGGTATAGGTGCTGATCAGATAAGACCGGTCAGGCTGGGATACTACCGCAATGAACTTATTCGGAATGCCAAACAGGTCCAAACGGTCAACCGGGTCAGGGAAGATGACCGACTGGCTGTCATTTTTGTAGGTATACTCGCTGGCCCGGTCAGCCGGTGACACATAAGGCTCTGCCACCGGCACTCCATTCTCATCGATAAAAAGAGAGCGATAATTTATCGCCCTCAGTAATTCATTGATGATATGCAGTTTTTTTGTCCCCAGTTCCCACTCTTTGTCAGTGGGAAGGGTCTTACTGGTTGGGGTCAGGTTAACCGCACCGAATCCTGCGCCGGTCAACAGAGTGTTTACAGCTGTGATATAATTAGTGCCCGCTGTCACCGTATACCGGTCATCCACCTTGTCATCTGCCAGCACCTGTAAAAGGTCGTATGCTTCTACTTCCCGGATAATGTTGCCTGCACTATCAGCCTTCCTGGGAGGGGTTGTCAGTAAAAACACGCCGAGCGGAAACTCGGCAAAACCCCCGTCAGGCATTTGAACCTGACACCATGGCTGTATCCGGTCTGACAAAAAATCTATAGTTCCGTCGTCAACTATGACAAACCGGGCCGTCCTCTTTATTTCAGCTAAAGCATTATTCTCAACATGGCCAGACCGGACTTTGCCAAGAGTTGTTTTTTTGACATTACTGCTGTCCAGCAGGTCGTACCTGAATTTCATTGTTCTCCTGGCCGCATGAAGGGCTGCTTTAACCTCATCGGCTGTATAAGTTATTTCCTTGGTAGTTGGAAATCTCATGTCTTACACCGCCTCCGTATGGTCGGTCTTGGTTATTTCTACTGTTGTGCTGTACCAGCTGGGTTTTTCATCTGTAACAGGGAACGCCCGGACAACGCCAAACATTTTTCTTCCGCTGCTGTCACGATAACAAAGGGTCTTTTTGCTTTTAATCAGGGTTTTAAGTTCGTTATATTCGATGTCAGTAAACAGCTGCAGCTGGGCTACGGCCTTCTCCGATTCAGCCTCCCCGAAATCTGCCACAGGATTCACCCGGCCGGCATACTGTGTTAAAACGCATTCTGGCTGCCAGTCTGCATCCCGGCCTTTGCCGTCGTACTGAAACCGGCTGACAGTGTTCTCGGGATCATCTACATCATGCAGCCATACCCCAGATAAGGTTATGCTTGCTTCGCCCATCGTCAGGCCCCCTCTGCTGTGGTTTCGTCAACACTGACTGCAACAACGGTATAAGTATAAACAACTCCGCTGGCCACATTGTAATCATCATACGCCCCGTTTTTCGGCAGGTCTTTGGCAATCCTTATTTTGGCTTCAGTCGCCGCTTCCCGGTAGAGATGGTTTCGGTCGGTGTCAGGCACTCCGCCTCCGGGGGCCGGGTTGGTTATTGCTATGCCGATATAGCCCTGAGAACTATCCGGGGTCAGTGTCAGTGAAGGGGTTGGCGGGGGAACAAAGTCGGTTGTAAAAGTAGCTGTCCCGGTGCCGGACTGGCCTGTCGTATCCCAGACAGTGATTTCCCACTGGTATGCGGTATTGTTGGCCAGGACGGTGCTTAGTAAATGCGAGGTGTCCGCACTGATGACCTCGTCCGTATCCTCGAGCACTGATTCACCCTGCAGGAGCCGCACCCGGTATTTATGTTGAGCATCAGCCTCGGGGTCAGCATATGACCATTCTACGGTCAGAATGCCTTTGGCATATGTCCCGCCGTTTGCCGGTACGTCCGGAGTGGCGGATGGTGTCTGGCCGGTCCGGAAACTGGCCAGTGAACTATAGGCCCCCTCGGCGTTGGTGTTGTCCCAGGTCTTAACCTTCCACTGATAATCTTCGCCGTTGACTAGCGTGCCTGCCGGAATAACTCTGCTCTGGGCAGAACTGGTCACTTTGCCGGTGTCCAGGATAGTCGCCCCGTCGCTGACCCTGTAGATTATCAACTGATAGGCGGACTGACTTTCCGGGGCTGAGCCGGTATCCGGGTCCTGAAATACCCACGATAAAGTGTTGTCTGCCGTGGCATCGATAACCGTATTACTGGACGGACTAAGATTGGTCGGCGGGTTCGGTGCTCTGTTTGTATAGAAATAGACCTCGGACGAATAGTCGCCCCAGACATTGTTGTTATCCTTAACCCTGGCTTTCCAGCGGTATTTCACGCCCTGGGCAAGGGTTCCTGCGGTAACATCATAGTATTGGTTAGCACTGGCAACCTGGCCGGTGTCCCTGACCACAACGCCATCAGAATCCCGGGTGATGATGACCTGATACCCGGCCTGGGTGTCGCCAACATCGGGGTCCTGGAATGTCCAGCTGAGCCTCGGGACCAGCGTGTTGATTTTGGTCGGGTCCCCTGTTGTGTTGCCCGGAGTCAGGCCGGAAGCAGTAGGCTTTTGAGTCCATACGATTACCAATTTTGGCCGGTCAGCAACGACACCCCATTCAGATGAATAGAAGTCTTTACCTGCGTAATTTTCAGGACTCAACCGTAAGCATATACCGTAATTAGTTTTTACACCGTTAACCCAATCCTGAACCGCTTGGGTTAAATTCCAATTATAAGACCCTGTAGAAGATACATTGGTTGAAGCTGTGGATGACCCTTCCTGAGCAGGCTGGGTATTATATGTTACCGTGCCCTCAGCATATGAGCCCTGTGATATATACACCTGAACAGGGTATGAATTGGAATCGCCTGTATTGTAGCAAACTAATGTCATAGTAGCGGAAAGTACTATTGCCCCGCCCGGTATGCCGCTTATTGGGAAATAGATTAATGACCGGCAAGTTTCACCGTCAACTGACCCAACCCTCAGCCTTGATTCCTGTCCCCGGTTAGCATCTGGAAAATGATATGATATTTCAGCATCATTGCCCGTTGCTCCGTCCGGTTGAATGGTTGTGGTAGGGTCAACCGTGACAGGCCATGCCCTGGCCGGGTCATCTAACCAAGCCTCATCAAGGGAAGTCCTTAGTATCTGTTTACCGTTATCATCATGCAGACTATAGGTTACGCCGTGACTTATGGTTCCGGCGGCGTCCACCATCCAGCCTTTAGGATGCCGAAACACCTCGTTCCCGGCTACATCTCGGTAAACAACAACGCCGCCCTCGATATACGGAACGGCATTTTCGACCTCCATCTCAAAGTCAAACACCCTCTGGGCTGAGGGTGTTTTCAGAATCATTTCGGTTTTAACGCCGTATTCATCGATACGGCGAATCAGGTCAACATTACTCCAGGCTTCGGGGTATGTCGCAGCACGACCGTCTATTTTGACCCTGGCGGCCTTCGCCCCGACAAGCCTGACTGTCAGCCTGCCGTTATTGGCCTCGAACCTCTGGGGACCTTTGGCAATGCGCGCCAGCCTAAATCTATACGGGGCTTCAGTGACAACATGGTCAAAGCCCTGGGCAGAAATATCGCTCACATAGACAAGGCCGTATTCATTCAGTCGGCCGGCCGGGTCCCGGTAATGGACCGGTTTTCCCAGGATTATTTCTGTTTCAAGGTTTCCGTCATCCCTGAGCCAGCTTTTACTGTGTTCAGTTCGTTTGCCGGTTAATTCCCGGATTCTCGCCATTTTACCACCCCTAACCCATGGTTCTTGCCGTATGCAGGACACGGTCAAAGAAGTCCTGAATAGTTCTCATTTCTTCCAAGTCTTTTGCGGGAATAACCACAGAACCAGGCGCAAAATGATAGTGGTTAGCAGTCCCTGTCCGGTCTAAAGGCGTTACCTTGGCCCCTTTTGGCAGATCAAGAATTTCAGGGCCTTTTTCCCCCACCAAAACTGAACCGGACGAAGCTACCACACCCCCCGCAGCTGCTCCCGGAATAAAGTTACTGCCGTCCCAGGCGATTTGTTTCCCATGCTGAGTCAGCCAGGCCAGCTGAACATCAAATATGGATGCGCCGCCACTGGTAAAAGCTTTCGTGACATCTTCCGCTGACATTGCTTTGGTCTGCTGAACCCTGTTTACTTCGGCTATTGACTTGGCCAAATCAATCTGGGCCTTCTGTTCCCGCAGCAGTTCCAGATACAGCTCCCTGGTCTCGTCTGCCGCCTCACCCTTAACTTTTTTCATGTCTTCATACGCCTGTTGGAGCATGGCAATTTTATCGCCGGAGACCGCATATTCCTTGTTTAACATTTCGAGCTTGGCTTTTAACAGCTCACCCTGATCCGCATTCTCGCCCATCTTGACGACCAGCAGATCAAACTGGGCTCTTGCGATTTCCGCCGTCAGGTTCAGGCTGCCGGAAACCTTGTTAAGGGCGCCGGTGATGCTTTCAGCCATAACCTGGGCCATGTCTTTTACCTGCTGGATTTTTTCACCCATTCCCTGGGCCAGGCCCTCGGCAAGGTATCGACCGTATTCGGCCATCAATTTTGAGGGAGAAGAAATACCAAAGAAATCCTTAATCGTGGTCCCGATACTCGAAACGAATTCTGTCACCTTGGTTTTAATCCATCCAGCCACGGAGCTTATTCCGTTCCAGAGCCCTGTGACAATGTTTCTTCCCCATGTAACCGCTTTTTCAGCTGCCAGCCTTAAAGCTATGTCCACTTCACCGATAAGCCGCTGAACGGCCTGCACGACCTGTTTCGGCCCAAAATTGGTTATACCGGCACCCAGCCTTTCCATGAAATAGGCGGCCCGGAGATAGAGGTCTTCACCAAAGGACTTAATCCCTTTTAGAGTGTCGTCAATAAGCCCGCGAAACAGGGGCAGCAGTTTCCCGCCTTCCAATCCCAGGGCTTTTAAAAAAGCGCCCATAAAAAAGTTTCCCATGTCTTTAAACAGATTGCCTATGGGAGCCAGTGCGCTTTTGCCTATCGAACTGATGCTCTCAATTAACCACGCTAAAAACTTTCCGGCCAACGGGATTTTTCGCAGAGCATTGATAAAAGGCTGAAGTATCTTGGCAGGCGCCAGGATTATTGTTAAAACAACTCCCAGCAGCTCCCACCAATACTTTTGGACAATATCCAGCCACACCGCAGGGTTAAATAGTCCGTCTACAAAGCCCAGCACAAAACCAACGGCCACAGAAACAGATGCACGGCCAATATCGGCCCAGTTAATCTGCCCCATCTGGTCCTGTATCCATGCAACCGCTTTAACGCCAAAATCCTTGACATTATCAAGAGCTGTGGCCAAACTATCTCCTAGCAATCTGCCTATGCCTTCCCAGTCCTGTTCCGCAATTTTGGTTTTAAGGTTTCCGATATAATCAGAAACCAGCTTAAGCTCGTCTTTGAGCCCGGGGGGAACAAGTATTTGCAGGGCGCCTGCCAGGCCGCCGCCGGTGTCAAGGTTTTCCTGCAGTGCGGTAACGGTGTCTTTTATGATCGGCAGGACTTTTGTTTTCAATACGTTGAAAACAGGCTCAAAAGCTGTGCCGACAAGAAACCCGGCACCGTCTCTGATGTTGGAAACCATGCCATTCCATGTGGTTTCCATGTCTTTCATCATGCCGCCGAAATCTTTTTCCATGCCTTCGGTAATTATCCGGATGGCGGTGTCCGCATCGATGGCCCCATCCTTCATCCTGTCACGCACATCGGCAACGGTTGTGCCTAAACCTTCTGCAAGGTAATCCAGGGCCTTGACACCGTTCTCTGACATGACCTTGATATCTTCCCATGTAGCTCTGCCAGTTGTCTTAATCTGCCCCATCTGAGCTATTATGCGGTCAATAGCAGCCTGGTCTTTACCCATGGCAGCCATGGCATCACCTATTGCCGTGAGGGTCGGGATAATTTCCTCTGCTTCAAATCCCAGGGCCATCATGGTTTGTGCCGTGCTTCTCAGACCGGGGAAGTCAAACGGTGTGTTTTTAGCGAAACCAGCAAGTTCTCTGAGAAATCTGTCCGCTTTTTCGGCGCTGCCGAGCATGGTGGTAAATCCTATTCTGGCCTGCTCCATGGAAGCGTTGAAGTTGATGCCGAACTGGGTCACTGCACCGGTGGCCACAGCCCCGATAATGCTGCCCAGTGTGACCACTTTTCCGGCGAGAGAGTCCATGAAACCACTGAAACTGCCGGTAGTGTCTTTTAGACCCTTTTTAAAATCCTTATCGCTCAGGGTGAGCTTAACCCACAATTGTCCGACTTCCATTTACGTCACCTGCTTTCCGGGCCGGCTTTGCTTTTTTTGGGAGCAGAAGAAGATGCCGGGTTTTTGTTTTTCCCGGCATCTTCGCGTTCCGGCGGAGGGCCGATAAAGTCCTCTGCCGTCAGTTTTTTGGAACCTTTTTTGGACAGCATGTTATATATCTCAGCGACAAGGAAACCGAACCGGCGCATTTCCCGGTAATCCTCCAGCCGCCACATATATTTCAGTTCATCCAGTATGCTTTTGGCCTCCCTGAGTGTCAGCTGTCTTGTCTGTTCTGGTGTCCAGCCGAATTCTTTTGCAAACAGGACTATGACTTCTTTTGAAATCCAGCGAGAGCCAGCCCCATTATCGGTTTCGCTACCCGCTTCAGGCCGAAAAAATTGACATCGATAAACGCCTCCACAAGCGCCTCAAGCTCACTCGGGTAGGCGTTCCTGACATCTTCTTCGGTTAAATCGATGCCGATTGTTTTGCCCAGACTCTCATATACCATGCTGATGACGGTGCCCTTGATGTCACTGATACTGTCTGCTTTGATGACCGCATCAAACGGGATGGTGTCAAATATTTTCTCCAGTTCACAGATGCGCTTTTCGGTTATCTCAAAGGTTTTGTCGCTTACTTTTACAGTTTGTTTACGGGGCATAAAAAATCAAGCCTCCCTCAAATATTAAACGATTGCCCTGGTCAGGTCGCCATCAATCTGAATAGTGGCGCTGGTTTTAGCAACTTCACCGACACCGCCGCCCAGCGGAGGATAAGATTCAAGCAGACCGTTGCCGGTGAAAGCCGGGTTGGTTTCACTGGTGGCACCGGAGGTCGGTTTGATAATGACAGGGAACGCAGCTGCACCGACCAGCGGAAAGAGTGTTGCATCAACTTTTGCGGCGGCAAAATCCTGGTTGAATTCGATCTCTGCAGATGCGTCTTTCAGTCCGGCCACTTTACTTTTACTATTAGCCCCCATAGCGGTTTTGTCCAGGATTTCAGCGCTGTAATTAATGGTGACAGATGTGACATGGTCGCTGAGGTCCACGCCGTTAATCGTTACAGATGCATCTTTCAGCACAAGTACACTCATTTATTAAACCTCCTTTGAATTTACGGTTTTATTTGATTCCAACAATAACAACAACGGTAAATGACGGATTCACGCCGCCGACCGTCCATCTGGCCCGGAACCAGGTGTCGGTAATAGGGCCGTCGGCTGTCAGCCACTGGGCTCCGATAGCGGCCGCCTGGACAAAGGTAATTCTGGTCACCGGTGATGCCATACCCTGAGCATCATCCGATTCTATGACCATGTCCAAAGTTGGGGCGTCGCCGCTTGCCGCCACGACATGCATCACAGCATAGAGCTTTTTGCCTGCGGCGACGGCCCCCAGCTGGCGGGCTATGCCGTTGCCGGTGACTGTCTTGGCCCCGTTTTCCATGATGGTGGAACGAATCAGCTCGCCATCCCCGTTGATGGTGACTGAAAAAGCAAATACTTCCCCGACCTGGCCGCTTGGACTGTATTCGGCTGCCAGGCACTGGCCGGTGTAACCTATTTCACCGGCGGCACCGGTCTCCGGGCATACAGTCATGATTTTGTCAGTGGAACCGATATCAGGGTACAGAATAGCGTCTATTTCGCCGCTGCCGGCCTGATAAAAGCCTTCATGAGATGCGTTAAACTCCAGCAGTCCGGCGATTTTCCGTTTTGAACTAACGCGAAACGGTGTGATGTCTTTTATTTCTGCACCAAAAGACAGTTCCATCTGGTTCATGTCACCGGACAGGTCGTAACCGCCATAAAGCAGCTGGCAATCCCTGAGCACATATTCACTCAACCGTTACACCTCCTTTGGGTTTATCCTCCTCATGCACGTGGCCGCAGTCCTGGCACTGCCAAATCTTGCGGCGCATAGTGGACATGTCCTGCCGTTTTTTGGGCGGGTGCGGACAGGGCTGGTCGGCAGACCCGGCCTGTTCGGCTTCGCTGTCAGGGTCCTCACCACTAGCATCGCTCAATAAAATAAGGGCCGCATCAATACTGGCCCTTATCGATATAAGCTGCTGGATCAGAATATCTTTTTCTTTGTTCATGTAACCGTTACTCCTCATACCAGATTATAAAATCCGTTATATTGCCGCTGAGCTTTGACTCAGGGTCGTAATGATCTATGCCGTCATTTTCGCAAAGCACGGCCTGAACATAGACCCCGTTAACGCCGCCCATGAGCTGATTTTTATAGTCCTTAAACGCTTCCAGTACCTGGGCGGACACTTTTTTCGCCCCGACAAGCGTTTTGTCCCATGCTGTGAACTGATACCTCGGCCGGCGGAGGCTTGGGTCTCTGCCCATGGAATGAATTCGCGGCCCGCTAATTTTCTGATAGACTATATACGGCTTTTCTGCGGCTTCTGGCGCTTTTCCAAGGTATATCCGGGTGCCTGTAAGTGCATTCAGCCCGGCAAAGCCGCTCAGATAACTGAATAATGCGTCTTCCAGTGTCATCGCAGACCACTCCGTTTCAGGGCGGACTTGAGTACATTGCGGACGGCTTTCCTGATTTCTTTGTTATTCTCATCAAACGCAGGCCTGAGAAACGGCTTAGCCTTCGTTTTTTTGGTGCCAAGCTCGACAAATTTGCCGTAATAGACGGTTTCATCCGGGCCGACATACGATGCAACCATTTGATGTGACTGGTCAGCGATTTTTGCAATAATTCTTCTCGACAGCTTTCCGGTCCGTTTAGGCGCCCTTCTGCTGGCATCTTCACGGGCCACTTCAGCCCCGGCCATAACTGCTTCTTCCAGGACATCGTCAATGTTTTCGCCTATTCTTTTCAGGGCTTTTGTCAGTTCCGGCATTCCTTTCAGTGTCATCCTGGCGGTGACCATTATGACAGCACCTCCTTGGCCATGACATGGTGTTCTGTCTTTTTGCTGTCAGGCAGGATTGCAATTATCTCAAAATGTCTTGAACCATATTTGACTCGCATTTTTCGGTTTATTGAGGCGTTATATCTGATGCGGAACCTGGCCGTAACCTCTGAATTTGCCTTCTGTGCCTCAAAATATTGACGTCCGGTGAGTTCGTCAACGGCGGCCCATACAGTGACGAATTCAGTCCAGTTTTCATTTGACTCATCTACTTCACCGGCTGAGTTTTGCGCTGAAGGCGGGTTCAGGAAGGTGATTCGGTATCTCAGATCCCCTGCGTTCACGGGTCGTCACCGCCCTCTGCTGCGTCTTCTTCGCTGTCTTCTCCGCATGGTTTGGCATGCTTGCCCTTAATTAATGCTGCGGCCCTGGCTGAGTCAACTTCAATCTCTTGGCCTTTGCTATAATTTTTGTTTGGCCCTTTTGTCAGTATAATGATTTTTTTATACACTGCTTATCACCACCTCAAAAAGAAAAGACCCTGTCCTGACCCAGCAGAGCCTTTACCCCAAACGGGAGTTCTATACCTGTTTTTACGGAGTTTACGGCTTCACGGTTCTCATAAAAGTGCCCTATCAGCAGCAGGAGTGCCTGTTTAATATGTTTCGGCACTTGGTCAGCATTGCCATATCCGGCCACAAATGTTACAGTTATTGGCATGCCGGGCCTTAAGGTTTCGCTTGGCCATGATTTATCATAGGCTAAATAAACTTTTCCGGGCATCTTGTCTTCAGAATCCGGTTCTGCCACATAATTTGAAGAGTCCCAGGTATGTTCTGTACCCTCCGAATCGATATACTTGATATGGGTTATCGACTGCAGGGGCGGGTGAGGAATACGGATATAGTCCTGCGACGGCCAGGATTCCAGTTTAAATGTTTTGGTGGCAGTAATGTAGGTCCTGCCTTGGTACCCCTCGGCAAATATCCGGACTGCTGTGATCAGGTCCGTGATATAATCGTCATCTGCCGTCTCAGTGGGCTCGATTTTAAGATGCGCCTTGGCTTCCGTCAGGGATATCGGTTCCGCAACATCAAGATTAAAGTCCTCGGTCACATATTTGGTCTGTCCAGCGTATACGACTTTCCATGAAATACGATAATTAACTCCTGCAGACAGGGCCGAGATATCATACTGGTACACCCCTGTGCTGGGGTTGGTGACGGCAGCATTATTGGCCACCACTACGGCTCCGGTATCCAGGTTCTTTATACCGTACATGCCGTCACTGGATGACAGTACGACACTGGTCGCATCGGTCAGGACATCGTCTACCTTATGTCTCAGATATTTATATACAGACATATCATCCCACCTCTATTACTTGCTCAGTACCGGTTTCAATGGTTACCGTTCCGCCGCTGGTCGAAGCCTGATTAAGCTTGTTTCCGGTTGTGCCAGCCCCCAGGTGGTCAGCGATTGCCTCGTCCCATACCGCATCCGCAACTTCGCCAGCCGTCGGCGCATTAGCGCTGTTAATCGCTTCACCCACTGTCCCTGCGCCCAGGTGGTCTGCAATGGCTTCATCTAACACAGCATCGGCAATCTGGGCGGCGGTTGGCCCCGGGTTCGCTGTCAGTGTTCTTACCCCATTGCTCCATATATCGCTGACCAGTGTGCCGAACCCGGTCAGTGTTCTGCCTGCGGCTGACCATATATCACTGACCAGCGTGCCGAAACTGGTCAGAGCACGTGTCCCGTATTCCCATACCTGTTGGGCTGTCAGGGTTGAACGGGTCAGTATTGAGGCGTAAATCGTTGTTCCTGCCCCTGAGGGGTCGCCTAGGTCAGTCTGTATTGAATCGAGTTTTGTATTGGCATTGGTTATCCCGGCATTGTCCGGTGCGGTGTAGCCTGCGGCAGCGAGCCTGGTGGAGACCGCTGCGTCCAGATTACTGAGGCTGTCCAGTAATAAAGCCCTGGCCCCCGTCAGTCTGCCTTCCAGGTCATCGACCAGCCCCTTGATTGCTAACAGCTCAGCCAGCAGTGTAGTCGCACTGGCCGAAGGGTCGCCCATGTCGGCCTGCAGGGCAGCCACGGCGTCCAGGATTGCCTGCACCTCTGTATCGACTTTGGCATATATGTTAGCAATCCCGGCATTGTCAGGGGCGGTGTAGCCTGCCGTGGCCAGCCGGGTTGAGACTGCCACATCAAGATTTGATACATCGGCCTTAAAATCGTTTATCCCGGCAACAGCCACATTGTTCACTTCCCTGACATCGGCCAGCACCTGGTTGGTCACATCGGTGGCGACATCAGTTGTTTTCACGCCCTCGACTTTATGTGTTGCAGGATCATAGCCTGTATCAACAAAATCTTTCAGGTCTGTGGCTGACTGAGCCACGCCGCCTATCTGGGTTAAGTCAACCTGCAAGTTGTCCGACCCGGCAAACAGTGAGTCGTAAACATTGACCGGCAGAACGTGAAAAGTATCACTCCAGGGCAAGATACCTGTTGCATAATACGATACCTCCAGGGGGCCTAAGGTGTCTGTCTGGGCAGCAGTAAGCTCCATAGTATAAAATCCATCACCTTTATTCACCCAATCATTGGCTCCTCCGGTATCGGTGATTGCCACCACGTCCCACGTGCCGTTGTTTTTCATGATGGCACAGTCAACCCCAGCCTGGTTAAAGACTACCGCTGTTTCCCGGGTTTTAAAATCGGTGTCGTCTATCAGAGGGCCAATTTTTATTGTTGTCGCTGTTGACTGCCTAAGATAATGTCCCATTAGCCTACCCCCAGTCTAAGAAGGTTGGTGTTTTTCTTTAGCATTTCATAATACCAATAAGAATTACCTGTCCCGCCGCCC